GTTAATGTGGTTATTGCTTGCCAAGCGTTTCCGTCCCAAATAAACGCATCTTCAGAAACCGTATCGAATAATATTTGACCGTTAAATTGTGCTGTTGGATAACCACTTTGAGCAATTGATTGGAATACTGCTGTTGATGAATTACTTAGCTTTGTACCATCAATAGAATCCGTTCCAATCCTTGCAGCATCTATGCTTCCACTTGTTATTTTACTAGCAGCAAGATCAGGAATTAACCCTGCTGTTAATGATGCACCTGCTGTAATTACACCTTTATTATTAACAGTAACCGATTGATAAGTACCAGCACTCACTCCACTTGTTGAAGTCGTAAGATTTCCCGATCCATCAACAGTTAATCCTCCTCCTGATGTAATTTGTACTGCACCTTTAGCACTCGTAGTTGCGACAGGAAGATCACCAGCTACTAAGGCGGTAGCAGCCGTAATCATTCCCTGATTATTGAAAGTTATTCCGCTAACTGTTGCTCCAGTAACACTATTAGTAAGAGATAATGCACCTGCCCCACTAACAGTCAGACCAGTACTAACCGAAACACCACCAACAGCAGATGTAGTAGCAACAGGTAAATCTCCAGCAGCAAGAGCAACTGTTCCTGTAATTAATCCTTGAGCGTTATATGTAATTCCTGAACGAGTAGCAGCAGTAATTGTGTTATTAATTCCAAGATTTCCACTAGCTACATTTAACGACCTATCAATATTTGATGTATTTAATTTTGCTGCTGTAATTGTTCCATCAGCAATTTTGGTAACAGTTACAGCGTTTGCAGCAATCTTTGCTTCAATAACGGCATTACTAGCTATCGCTCCAGAATCAACAGCGTTATCAGCTAAAGCTGCTGCATCAACAGCGTTTGCTGCAAGTTTCGCACTTGTTACTGCATCATCAACAATCTTGGCAGTGGTTACTGCATCATCAGCAATTGAAGAAGCAGCCAACGTACCAGAAAGCTTTGCAGCAGTTACAGCTCCATCTGCTATTTGAGTTGTACCAATCGCTCCATTTGCTATCTGTGTTGCTGTAATCGTGTTGTTAACAATATTTCCAGCAGCAATAGTTGTACTGGCAATTTTCGCTCCAGTAACAGCTCCACTAGCAATAGCAGCCGTATCAACAGCATTGTCAGCTAACTCTGTAGATGTAACTGCGTTAGTTGCTATTTGAGTAGCAGTAACACTTGCACTTGTAAGTTTTGCTCCAGGAATATCTCCATCACTTAAATTTAACTTTGCAAAAGTAACACTAGAGTCTGTAATCTTTACAGTTGTTACTGCATTACTAGCAAGCTTATCTGTTGTTATATTAAGGTCAGTTATCTTTGCTGTTGTAACAGAATTAGCTGCTAAAGCTCCTGTGTCAACTGCGTTGTCTCCTAATTCACTCGTACCAATAGCATCAGCAGCTATTTGTGTTGCAGTAATAGTATTATTTGCTATCTTTGCAGCCGTTACGTTTAGATCAGTAATAGAAGCAGTAACAACAGCGTTAGTTCCTAACGTGCCAATCTTTGAACCTGGAATTGATCCAGCTCCTAAGAAACTGGTTCCAGAATCAGTAACAACTGCGTTAACTAAATCTTTAACTGTAACTTTTTTAGTTTCACTTGCACTCAAATCGGCAAGTGCTAATACGTCAGAAGGTTGAATACCAGCTTCCGCTAAGGCACTTAAGCCCGTTATCTGAAGATCTGCCATTTCCTCTTAACTAAAAACCATTAGCAATAGTTTAAACCTGTTCGAGCAATATGGGACTAAGATTTTCTTGAAGAATCTTATCTGCGTTCTCTTGTAGTAAATATCCAGGGGTATCTCCTGTCTTTAATGCAATAACTCCATTCGTTACAAATTCAATTCTTGTCTCTATAACTTCAGACGCACTAACGGTTACAGCAACATTAGTAATAACACAATTGGCTTCGTAATATACGTTTTTCTTTGAATTTGATCCATCTTTATGGATATACAACAAAGCATCAAAATCTGATCCTTGTTGTGTCCGTAATACTAATTGAGCTAAATAAAACGGAAATTCAGGGTCTGTTCCAAATTCATTTGCTCGATCTCCATCGTAATAATCATGTTGCCAAAGACAATTTAAGCTACCTTGACCGCTAATTAAACCAGCTTCAAATTGATTCCTAAATTGATCTCCTAAATTTGTTAAGTCAACTTGTTCTCTACTTGTTGTCATCTCAAAATCTTTTACACCTGCTACATGCCTATATCTTTCATTTCTGGTACGAATCAATATATCTTTAGCAGAACTTGGAGTAACAAGCGTTAAAGCATTTGTTTGTAATCCTTCTATTGCAGCAGCAAAAGAATTATATAAACGTAAACCACCTAACGGATCAACATTTACAAACCATTTTCCATCTGGATAATTATGACCACTAACAAGTTCAAGCGTAGATTTATCAACAGTTTCTATTTCTACTTCATCTCCAGTTATTAACGAACCAGAACTATGGTCAACACTAAATCGTTTTGTTGATGTGTTTACGTCAAAAGGATCTAACTGCGTTTTTAAAGCAGCTTGCAACGAATCTCTTTTAAGGGCTATTTCCCCTGCTTGACCAAAATAAACACCCATGATTTAGATAGATACTTCTGTAGGTGCTCCATTTGCTTCAAAACTAATGTCAGCACTTAATACTTCACCAACTGAACTGTTCATTGACAAACTTGTTATAAAAGCAGAAAAAGTAATAAATCGACCATTAGCTGATCCATCATCAATTTTTAACTTTAAAGTAACAGAACTAGAATCAGCAGCCGTTCCATCACCAGCCCCACTTCCAGCCTTAATACATTTATTAATTAGCGTTGTTACATCTCCACCAGAGCCAGCAGAAGCTTGATAGTAAAACAGTCTTGCACTACCTGAGTAGCTTCTGACACCAGCAATTAAAGTACGATCTGTATCTTCTAAAGATGTAGTTTCAAGAACTGCTTGTGAACTAGAAAAAGAAAAAGACTGAACTTTTGCGGCTTTTGCGCCGTCAATTAATAGTTGTCCGTCTTGACCGCTATAAAAAGCCACGACCTAAAAATTAAACATTGCGTTTATTCTACGGTGAATCTAGGCAAGCAACAAAACTACAACTAACATTACTCTTTCCTTTAAAACTACTTGTGACACTTGGAGGAGCAGAATATCTCCATTTCAAACTTGATCCAGACTCTTTTAAATAAGCCAAAAGGCTAGTGTCAGTCACACCTGAAGTAGCATAGCCACGATTAAACGTAACGTAATCCCAATCAGAATTTACATTTTCATAGTTAGCCAAAATCAAAGCAGCATCAGCATCAGAAATATTTGAAAAGCCTAGAGTCAAAGTTGCATTAACTCGTTTATTACCAAAACGTAAATGTGTCTTTGTACCATCTAACGATTCAAACGTGGTACTTGGATATGTTCCAGGGTTGTAACTTCTGGAAGTTGGTTTAACGGTAGGAAATGGTTGTGCTGTTGTCATTTAGCTTTCTACTGGTGCGAAACGAGAACCATCGTTCCATCCTTGTAATATAGCCAGCTTACCGTCACTCGTTAATTCTGAATACGATCCAGAAAGTTCAATTAATCCATCCTCACCAAACGTAATACTTTCAACTTTGTAGCATTGATCAGAAGCTTCAGATTCTTTAATCGTAAATAATGATCCAGCATAAGGTTGAATTGAACTTGGTGTTGAGAAATTAGCAGTTGCTTCTTTTACTTCTTGTTCAGCAGGATTCCAGTAATAAAATGTCTTGCTCCCACTAATTGTGTCTTTACTTACAACCGTTCCATCATCAAGAATTGCACCGTTATTAAATCGCTGAACGTGTTGAGTTGTTGAATACACTCTTATGTAATCGCCAGGTTGAACACCATTGATGTAATGAGCAGCAGTTTTAAATGTAATTGTATGATCTACTTTTTCCCTATTACTTAAAACATATTTTCCGAAAGTAACAGCATGATCAATGCTTGTGCAAAAACCACTTAAATCAAATGTCTCTAATGGATCATCTTCATGGGCTGACCCAACAAGACGAACCACTAAAGATTTCTTTTCAGAGAAACCGTTAACTTTTTCTTTTCTATAAATAATATTTGCTTGGAATGTTTGTCTATCTTCAGGNTTCAAGAAGGCNACGTTTAAATCTTTAATATTGCCATCAGTAAACATTGCTTTAATTGTGGGCTTCTTATCTAAATTTATTGCATGATCACTATCAAAAGGAACAGCAGGATATAAACTAAATTGTCCTCCAATAATTGTAAAATCTAATAAAGAATAAGTTGCTTGCTCAAAAATAAATTCTCTTAAATTAACTCGGTTTGAAACTACTCCATCCCAGAATAAATTGTTTGCCTTACAAAAATTAGCTGCAACAATCATATTTGCTTCATTAACGGAATCTGCATTAATAACTTTTCCAGCACCTATTGTTGAATTAGTTAACAAGGCATAAGCAATTTCTGGAAATAGACTTGTCGATCTATCTGAACCACCTAATAAACTTTTTACTTTTATTCCTTTTTTAAAGTAAGCAGAAAACTGACTAAAGTTTGTCCATTCTTTTGAACTATTAATTCTTAAACCTGCATACGCTAAATCTGAATATGTTGCAGGACTACCAAGGCTATCAACTCCTTCTGTTCTTACTATTTCATTACAGTATGTGATCTGATGTTCTGGGCCTTCTAAATGACTAGATTGATCACCTTCAAATTTCCAATAATCAGAAGCAGCATCATATAAATTTAATCTTGACTCAATTGTTTTTTCAACAGTACTTGAAACTTGCACTTCAACCATTTGTCTAGGAAAAATAATATTATTTGAATTACTTGGATCTGTTTCTTGAGGAATCCTAACTCTATCTCCTTCTATATATCCACTACCTCTTGATCCTTCTAGATTCCATTCTGCATAAATTTCTGTTCTTGCTGTATTAGCCCAAACCTTTAAACGAACTTGTAAACCAGAACCTTCAGCAATGTCGTCTGCATATTGAGGATGTGTATTAGAAGTGGTAACAATTTTATTAATAATAGGAGATTCATTTTGCCATTCATCTTCTATTTTTCTTACATAGTAAAAATTAGTAATTCCACAGGGATGACCACCAGCAGACGAACCAGAAATATTGCTGTCAACAATAGGAATAAATTTACCTCCTCGTCCGTCATCTGTTGTGTAATGAAATTCAACTCCACTAACTGTTTGTCCTCCTCCATGTGCTGATACTAAAGTGACACTTGTAGGTTGTTGAGCATCACCCCATTCAGGGCCATTTCTTCCCTGAATATTTGAAGTGACGTGCATATTATTGATGTATAAAGCAAAAGTTGAAACTCCAGCAGAAGGCCAATTATCAAACCTAACAATGACAGTGTGATGTCCATAGCCAGGGTAAGTACCTCCATAAGAACAATCAGGGTGATATATCTTTGTCCATTGAACTGTTGAAACTCTTTTTTGAGGAAGATTATCTGACGTAATATGAGAAGGAGAAGAATAACTACCAGTACCTTTTAAACCTTGAACATAACCAGCAACAGTTCTTCTATTTGCACTTGGCTCTCCAAAATCCCATTCTGTATTACTTAAAATATCTCTTGTTAAAGCATAGTTTTTTCTACCTGCAAATTTAACAGTATAACTGCCAGAACTAAATTGATGAATAGCATTAGGATCTGTTGCCCCGTTAGCATTTAATAAGTTTACATAAACTGTCGTATTAGCAATAACTTGTTTAATAACATCATTTCCAGGCCAAGGAAAAAATCTATATTCATATTGCTTATACGGATGATCTATTCTTATATAGTTATATTGAAATTCAGGAGTATTGCCTTTTACACAAAATAAATCAAGATGATTTGTTATTGGTGTTTCTAAGGTTTGCCAATTATTACCTGTTCCTGCTTCTCTTACTTGTAATTTAAAAAAGCTATATCTAGTAATATATTTATTGACATTTCCTAAAGTAAGTGTAGATCTATCATTATAAACAGTATCAATTTTATCTTCTGTAGGTTTACTATTAACATTAGCAAAACTCATTTGTTTAAATACTTTTGACTTCAAACCTATTTCTGTTATGTGACAATTTCTATTATCAGAAACAGTTCCTAAATTTATTCTTTGAAGTACATATCTTTCTGAAGGTTCATATAATAAATAACTATCACCATAAAATTGTTCATAATAATATTTGTCATCTTTTACTTCAAAAAAATCTCCTCCTGTATTCCATTGAGGATTATTACAATGCGTTCCTAAATTAGTAGTAGGAGCACATTCATATCTACCTGATTCTAAAACTTTAAATTGATAACCTCTAGTAAAAGATTCATTGCTTCCTTCCCAAGGTTGCCCAGGCCATTCTTCATTTCCAATATGAGTACAGCTAACTAATGCTGTACCTGCCAAGTATTGCTCACCTTCAGAAATATAAGAATCAGTTGTTTCTCTAACTGTTGTCGTTACTGCGTTAACATCTTCAACACCATGAGGGTCATATCCTTCCCAATCCTGTTGAAAAGCATTTGCGTTATCAAGTTTGCCTCCTACCACTTGATAAGTTAAATACGTTCCAACAGAAAGATCACTATTACCTGCTTTTTGAGAGCTATTCCCACCGTCAGCAAAACCAGATCTCATAGGCCAACCGCCTAATAATTTTCTTCTTTTCTTATTTGTTATTCTTGCTGCTGGTCTGTTATCTGCGTTTAATTTGCTTGGAGCACGAACTAATTCATAAGGCAGCCTAAAATAAGTCAAATTAGGCATAGGACTACTTAATCCAAAAGTTGCCTGTGTTGTTGGGTTTCTTGCACCAGAAAAATGTTTTAA